AATAGCGGGATTATTAACTGTCCATTTGGTACCTGTGCCAGAGACAATAGCAGACCCTGACACTGTGCTAACAGTGCCTGTTGTGTATATCATGATTTATTTCCTAATTAATTAAAAATAACGTCTTGGTTGTCTGGGAATACGATTATTCTGGCTCGCATAATAAAACGCGTCACCTCACTACCACCTTGGGGGATTTTTATCCCTACACTGGCAATACCTTCTCCGGGGCTTAACTCCAAAACAAACTCATTTACAGCATAAAAATCAGTTGTTGCTGTGTCTTCCATGTTGTAGATGCTCGGTCTAGGCTGGATAACTCCATCAATATAGATATCAGCCACCCCTGCTCCATTTCTGTAAAACGGTGCACGATATGCAAATGCTGAACGATTTTCCGGTTTCACGCCATTATTGGGTATTCTTTCGTAAGGATTTAATGCCCCTTGCACCCATATAAAACACTTTTGAGTTCTGCGTTTAACTTTAAATAACTCAACAATATTGCTATGAGAGAATGAGAGGTTGTGATAAACGTCCTGAGTAACTGTGACTATATTCCCCTCTAAATTCTCAACCTTTAGCTTACCGAGAATGTCACAACTTTCTTCAATAACAACATTTTTTAAACGTCCAGAAGTTGCCTCTATTTCTCCTCTCGCTTTTATATTCTGGAATTCAGCAAACCCATTTTTATTAATTATCCAGCTCGGCCTCCCATTTAAATAATTATTAGATTGAATCACATTCCCTATTTTTGCATTTGTAATAGAGCCATCTTCGATAAATAAGTCTCGAATAAACAACTGCCCATTTTTGGCAGCCATAAACAATTCCATCTTGCCATTTACAGGGTTATACCAAGCAAAGTTATTCGCGTTATAACCGATATAGGACTCCAGTTTCCCGTTCTTAACCTGAGCACTAATTACTTGCCCTGCTGCATTGTATTTCACGTTGTTATGAACAATCGTAATGTTGATGGAATGGGTAACTACACCGTCACCGGTTTGACTAAATTCAGCCTGCATTTTTTGGTTAATCATTCCCTGCTGTTTGCCGAATTGCGCTTGTACCTGCTCTTCGGATTTAGCCATGGCTTTATTCGTTTCAGATATCGCCTCTTTGTTAGTCGCAACATCTGCACGAATACGGCCGATTTCTTTATCTGTATTGCCTAACTTCTGGTTGGTATCATCAATGCGTTTATTTGTTGCATCATTGGTTGTTTTTAACTCTGTGCGGATCTCCGTAGTTGTTTGGCCGAACGCCTTGTTTAACTCGGTTATTGATGTTTGAGTCTCCCGAATCGCCGATTTATTCTCACCAACAGCAGAATAAATTTCTTTGATTTCCTGCGCCCATGCTTCATTATCAGAAACTCGGAGTTGTTGTAGTTGAGTAATGCCGGCCTGCGCATTAGCAGAACGTTGCAATACATCCGTAGAGAGCGAGTAAGTGGCGTTTGTCAGTACTGCAATAGACTCGGTGTTCCATTTCAGTTCTTCGCTGAGTTGTTTGAAAGCCTCCGTTTCTCTAACCGTGTTATCTAAATCATCAAAAATATCTGTGGGTAGCGAAACTGGAACACCAGAAGCTTCTACGAAAACAGATTTACCGTAGCTATTGATTGTTCTGATATAGAAATAATACGTGTGGCCAGCTTTTAAATTCTCTTGCGTCCAGAAATTCCCTTGACCAACTTTGTTTGTTTTGGTGATCACCTCATTTTCAGAAAGATTAGCGAGTTTCTTTTCACTAAACCAAAACTCAAAGGTATAACCAAATACAGCACTATCGCCCTGCCTTGGTGATGCTGTTAAACTGAACATACCCGGTGTTATTTCAACGCCAATCGGTGCAGGCGGTGCCTGAATAGCAAAATCACTAATAGCAGGCGCAGACATGGCGCCGGCCACATTAATTGCTCTCACCTCAACACGATAAGTGCCTCTTGTTAAACCGTTTATATCAACACGCTCCCCCGGAACTTGAATAGACTGAATGACTTTGTCGTTTTGGAGAATATTAACCGTGTTATAGCGAATATCCGATGCCACGTTCTGCCATGAAATATACCCTTGAACAATATCCGTAACAGAGAGGGGAACAAAGGCCAGATTAATCGGTGCGGGTACACCACCTGTGGGTAATTTAGTGAATGGGGGTCTAACAAAAGGTTTACTGGCTAAGTCTTCATAGATATAAGGACCATCTTCTTCGAGAGTAATCTCTACCCCCTCTGATGGGTGAAATTTCCAATCAGCAATACGAAATTCTAAATCACTGATCCCTAATGAAGGTAACTCGAGCTTGACAACATCACCAGGGCGATACGCATAGCCATCTAAATTCATGCGTAATTGAATACGACGACCGGCACGTTTTTTACGTAAATAAAGATTGGCTAGTCGATTGGCTTGGTATGGACTGGTTACAAAACGGTAGTCCATATTTTCTTTAATTTCTAAGCCGTCTTCTTCTATCCACTCCTCAATAACTACGGGTTCAAAATCAGTTTTGTTATATTGTTGCTCTGCATCAACGAAAGTACCGTAAATCGCATTAGTCGCATCACGCAAAGAAAGTTCCGGTGTCACCGTTACCGTATCGATAATTTGTGACTCATCAATTATGAGTAATGCAGGCCCATTATAAACCTGCATCAAAATACCATGCTTACCTGCAATATAGGTCGGTTCGCCGGCAATGCATTTATGCATCATCTCTAATACAGAAGCGGGACTCTCTTCAAGTTCATAGGCACCATTTAATGTATATCGAGGCTCACTTTTTCCATCAGGCGTTTGTACGGTTTCATCACAAATATCTGCTGCGACTTTAAATGCATTCCAATCAATATCAGAGTCCGGAACCCCCAAATAGTGACGGTAATAATCTAATATGACCAAAGCACCATTATTTGACCACGCTGTTTTTTCGGTACGGGGATCATAAATTTCTTTTCCCCACAGTTCGCTTTTGACATTGGGTACACCATAAGGAAATTTTTCTTGATCGAAGCGTAATGTTAAACGTAACCAAGCAAGACCTCGACCAATCATATCCTCTTTCCATGAAGGGGCATGTTTTAATAAATAAGGATCCGCCTCAGTTCTACCGTTATGAAGCTCGTATTGTGCGTTGTTACCTAGATCTTCAATCTTGTCATCATTGAAATAAATTTGACCTAGCTTATGAATGGGATGAGAAGCGAGCGCTAATGCCATATAAAGTTCTTCGTTTTCGTCTTGCTCGCCTTCCTCTTCTTCAGCAAAGAAAAGCAAGCCTGACATCATTGTTTTACCTACAACGACCGTTTCTGGTGCTGATGCTGAACGCAACATCTGTTTACGTTCGGACTGATCCCGATAGCCTGAGCCGGGCACCTTATCTTTAAAGATAAACGCACTTGCAGCTTGAACAGCAATGCCAGCAACAATTAATGCAGTCCCCAAACCACCCGTAGCAATAACACCTGCTATCATTAAGCCCGCGGAGACAACGCTTGTGACAGTCTTACCCATTTATTGTACTCTCCATGCTTTTATTGGTTTATTGCTCACCACACGAACGCCATCTGTTGAGACAGCCCATAATTTACCCGCCCATAACACCCCTAACGTTTCCCCTTCGTCACCCTCGAACATCACAATGTCACCACGACCAGCTTCATTTGTTGGAATTTCATCAAAAAAACGGCTCACTGCTCCGTCCAATGTTCCAAACTCTTTTTGTAACACTCTGAATGCGCCAGTTTTTGTTTTATAACGCCCACGAATACGTTCGCAGGGATCGAAATTACAAACGGCTATGACACAGTCAGAAGCAAACAAACAACAATCATGTTCACCCCATACGAAAGGGCGATTAATGGCATTTTTCAAGGTTTCAGGTAGGCGAGTAGTCCATTGAGGGTGTCTCATGATTTTCTCCAGACAATAAAAAACCCGCCGAAGCGGGTTATAGATAACATTCTGTGTTTATCTCATTCAAAATTTAATGATTTCTGTAGATAGGATTGTGTTTTTTCATCATAGGTAACGACTGTTAAGTATGGTTTTCTTATCATGGCGCCAAACCCATTTTTTGCATCAACATACGATTTTATTTGAAATGAGCATTGACCTGCTGGATAAATTTCAACTTCAGTATAGTGCGGGAACTTTGCCGAAGATGGCGATTTTAAGGTATTCCTAACCATATTTGTTGATGCTAAATAAGCACGCTCTTCACTATTGCAATAATCTATTTCTTTTTTCTTGTCACCAAAAATAAAAGTTAAAAACAAATAGAATAATGGCGCCGCTATCAAAATAAAAATAAGGGTATATAAGAAACCATTTGAGCTACTCGTTAACTCAGATTTTTCATCTACTCTTGTTTTAAATATGGGATCGTTAACTAAAAGAAATAGGCCTAACTTTTCTTTATCAATAACAAATACCCATTTCTCATTAATAAATTCACCTTGGTCAACAATACCTCGCGTTGCTAAATCTTCTAATATAGCCGAAGCGTGATTATAACCAATATTTAACTTTTCTTTTAGTTCATCAATAGAAATAAAAATAGAATCAATTTCTAATAAAAACTTTGCAGCAGTTATATAAGTATTATCTATTTTCATCCCTTCATCCTTTATTTATAAATAAACGCAGGTGCATTTTTCTTGCTACCCCAATAAATAGCCCGATCAGCCATCTGCGCCACATAACGAAATATTCTATCTCCTTTCTTGCGTTTAGACCATGATTCATCAGTAAATCTGTCAGGTAAACCATAAGACCAGCGTTCGAAACGGTTTGAAACAGTGATTGCTATTTCATTTTCTTCACCTGTTGTCACACCAATGGTTGATATTTGGCCTGCAAATAAAACCTCAGCAAGTGCAGGTTTTGCCTCCTCGTTTAATGCAACTAACATCAACTGTGCATTTCGACCTCGAACCCGTTCATTCATCACCTCTCCAATTAATGAAGAATCAAAACCTGAGAGTTTCATAATAAGCTGTTGTGGGCTTGTGGTCATATTTTCCCCCACAGACTCAATGGCACCAAACTGACCAACACCTTGGTAAATTTCACCTGCAATAATGATATTACCCACACCGGTATGTGCGCGCACCACGCCTGATTTTAGATCTAAACGAGAGGCAACAACCAAATAATATCCCTCATTAATTGCCTTAACCATATCATTACTAAAGGGATGATATTTCATGTTAACGTCTCCTCGAATGATAAAGAAGTGCTGGTCAGTATGCCTGGTTTACGTTGGAAATTTCCCTGATCATTACTGGTTAATTTAAAAATGCCGTAGGGTACTTCATTTTCTATCAAATCATTTACTGCAGGTGCGTAACGCAATATGGGGGCAATAGGAATTGTTGCATTTCCTTGTGCATCACTGATCACATTCGCTGTCACACGCTTCAGCTCATCATTTACAGTGATATAATCACCAATTCGTAAAACAATGCTATTGGGTAACCAGTTTTTACTCTCTAATAGTTTTCCAGATTGGTTAGGTTGGCTAACTTTAGGTTTACCGCGTTGAGTTAAACCAGAACGCGCCCAATCACTAATTTTCACTCGACCACTCTCACCATCTAACTCAGCAACAAATGCCTCTAAAACCCTTGCTTGCTCATCGGTCAAATTATTAAATGACATACTGCAACGCCAACGCGAACCAGGGAAGCGTACGGTCTGCACACTTCCTGTAAAGGTTGATGTAAAGGTTTTGCTGTTACTCACGAGTTGCCAACTCAGCGTGGTTGGCACGATGGAGCGTGGCCACGATAATATCGTTGCCATTTATCGTAGATTCCTTCTTAACTTTCCATTGGTTTGAAAGTCTCGCATAATGTCAGATTTAGCTTTTGAAGCGCCTTGCTCAGCTCCTATTCTTGCTGCTTCCTGCATAGCTTGATAAAGCGCTTCATCGCCATTACCTGTTACATGAAATGTTTGATGAATAATGGTATCGCCTGACGCAACAGAGTTTCCGGTTGCTCTCACGCCTAAAGATCCATCAGGCCCACGTTTTAAAGGCATAATAGCTTCACTTCCTGCTTCCCCCATCAGACCAAGATTAGGTGTACCACCTTTTGCAAAGGCAAATAACGTTGGAGAGCTCACAACTTGATTGCTATATTGGCTGAGGCTTGGTGAACTATAAACATCCCCTTTAGCATTCGCTTTTACTCCTACCTTGCCAGCCTTAGCACCACTTGTTGCACCACCACTCCCCGCAAAACCCCCCATCAATCCGGTCAATGCGTTAGTAATTTGAGCTTGAATAGCGATACGAATAAGATCAGAAATGATTGAACTGGCTAATGAAGAAGAAAATTCTTTCATGCCTTCTGAAAAAGATTTTGTTCCCATTAGCATACCAGTCATTGCATTGGCGGTTCGTTGTTCAACTGCATCAACTAAATTCATCTGCATGCGTTGCCACATGCCTTGAGATGCGTAAAACTCTTTACTTGATTGATACTGTGCTTCTTTTGACTTATTTGTAGCAGCTATCATTAATTGTTCGTATCGCTCCTTACTCACCAAGCCATCTTCATAGTAGGCTTGATACAGTGCCTTTTGTTCTTCAAGCTGATTCTGAAGCTGAATAACGGGGTCAATTTCGCCAAGGATGCTGATATTCGGGAGAGAAATACCTTTTGCTTGCTCTGACAGGCGGTACTTAGACATATCTTTGTCCATCTGCATCCGCGCGTATTGGTATTCTTTTTCTGTTAACAATCTCTGTTCAAACAGAGACTTCAACTCTTTTGTCATTTCTTGTTCATTACGCAATGAGGTACGCATCGGTGAATATTTTTCTGCTAACTCTGCACGCTGTTTCATGTGGTTTTCAGCGTTGAGTGTTTTTAATCGCTCATATTCCTCTTGCTTCATACCACCAGCTTTTAAGCTTTCCTGAAGCTTACGCATCGTCTCAGATTCACTTAATGAGATGCGCTCTAAGCTGGTTGCGTGCTCTTGCTCTATTTGCATACGTAATTGATGGTATTGACTAACTTTTTGTTTAGAGCCTGAAACTAGATCATTCCCCCCATCATTTCCACCACCTCCGCTGTCACCTGCTGGTTTGTCCTCTTTCAGTTCAGGAGGCTTTTCTCCATTAAGTAATCTTTTTTGAGCTTCTATTGCAGCTTCAAGTGTTTGTGATTCAATTTCCTTATTTTTTATAATATCTTCTAGTTCACTTTTTAATTTATTTTGTGTAGCTTTTGCTTCATCAGCCGATTCATACCATGTATGAGCCCACCCAAAAAAACCTTTCCCCCTTTTTTCCAATAGTTGTATTTTGGTATCGCTATAACTCTCCAATTGATTTTTAACTATTTTTTCTTGCTCTTCTATATTCTTTAGGCTATCCCTCACATCATCTATCTTTACGGCCAGTTTGGCTTGAGATAGCCTCATTAACTCATCTGTTGTTTCGGCGACAGCTCTTTTTAAATTAAGAGCGCTATCTCTGGCCTCTAAAGCCTTATTGTGAAAATAATAGATTGCAGAACCAGCAAGCATAGCTGCACCCACTGGCCCCCCTAAAGCAGAATAAACGCCCTTCAATGCCATGCTCGATGCTCGCAACGCCCTTTGGCTATATGAAAGCTGGTTATTTGCTGCGATAAGTCTCTGTTTTCCTATCTCTTCTTGGCGATCCGCTTCTTTTATTTGTCGGCTTAATGTTAAATATCTACTTTGGTAATTTGCGTTAATTCCATACTGCCTATTCAGCACAGATTGAGTTGCTAGCCGTCTTGACTCTTGTTGCGCTAGATCTTTAGATGCCTTGGCATTATTAATGGTTTTTTGAGCATTCTCCCTCATTTGTTTCGCATTATTTCTCACTGCAGCTTCGTTTTTCACCCATTCTTTGGTTTGCTCTTGAAGCCCTCGGGTCATTCTGGCACCAATAACAGGGAGAACTGCATATGTGCCTACGTTAACCAATGTGGATAAATTATTTGATAACGTATTTATGGCATCTGATGCGGATTGAATGCCTGTTCTTAACGGACCATTTGCCGATTGACCCGCTTTAATGGCGAGCCCTTCAAACGCACTCGCTAAATTTTGTAAATCACCATTAAGATTATTGGTACGCTCTTTGGCTTGCTCATAGGCAGTTTCGGTACCCGTAAGTGCCTTAGTCAGCTCTCGAACCTTATCGGTATTTTTACTCAGTATCATGGCAGCATTAACATTTTCTCGACCGAATATTTTTGTTAACGCAGTTGTGCTGTAGTTTTTTTGTGCTAAGTTTTCCAATGCAGTTGTCATTCCAACCACTGATGGTTTGAGCTTTTTGTCAGTACTCGATTCTAAAATTAAAATCATGTTGCGCAATGCCGTTCCTGCATCAGCGCCCTTAACTTCACGCTCCGCCAATGTTTGGATAACTGCGTTCATTTCTTCAAAAGGGACTTTAGCTTGAGCGGCCGCAACACCTCCTTTTTTAATCGCCTCTGCAGTCTCATTAACTTCTGAAGCGCCATATCGAGAGCCTGCTGCAAGCACATTAATATAACGATCCGCATCCGATACTGATGCACCGAACTGATTAAGCGATAGTGCAAGTGTTCTAGTTGCGTCTGGGAGGGTAGTACCTGAAGCTTGAGCAAGAATTAAGGAGCTTTTTGTTACATTAATCAGTCCTTCACTTGTTTTCATCAGCTCAGGCTTGGACGCTGCCATTAATTTAATAGCTTCTGCCGCCTGCATAGCACTGTATTGTGTTGTTCGCCCCATCTCTTGAGCTGCTTCATCAAATACTTTTAGCTGTTCACCCGCAGTACCGGTAATTGCCGCTAAATCAGAAAGCGCTTGTCCATATTGACGAGAAATACCTAAAATACTCCCGATAGAAAGACTCACCCCGCCTACCATCGCTAACGATCCCGCAACCTGCTTAACTGATGTACCAATAGAATGAAAGCTATCTGAAACATCTTTAGCATTTTGTTTTGCTTTTCTTGAGAAGCGCTCTGTTTCACGTCCTGCGTGATTCATCGCATCAGTGATATTACTGCGGAAACTAGCGTCATTCAGCAATAATCCAACACGTAAATCGGCTAAATTGGTGGCCATAGTTATCTTCCTATCATTTTCATTACGTCAGCACATTGCTGCTCAACTGATTTAGTGGTGCTTACGATTTTGGGGGAGTTTTCCGAAGCGGGAGTGCTCTCTGATGGCGGTATCACACTTGATTTTTCATGTTTGAGTGTGAAGTAAGCCTGCCAGCCCAATAAGGTATTGGCAGGCAAGTTAAGAACACGAAAGGGATCGATTTCCCCTAACTCTTCACAAAGCTGATAAGCAAAATAGAGTAGAGGACTATCGGTTAGTTTTTTTTTGCCTCCTCTAGAGTGCCAATAGAGTGTTTTTTCACAATATCAATTGCTTCTATCAATATTGCGTTATCATGAACGTTAACCAGTTCTTCTGGTTTAGGTAATAATGATTTGTTTATCGGCTTGCCGTCATCATCAACGAGGCAATTGAGCAACATACTGACATTTTTTAGTGACGATTCGCGAAATTTCCCCTGACGATTTAAATCAGAGACATCCGTTTCAAGTTGCATCAGTTCATTGGCTGTCATACGACGAATATTCACTTTCACACCGCATAAGATTTCCACTTCAATAATCTGCGGCTTAGCGGTGAGTAAAGAGGCTTTTAATCCTTTCATTAATCATTTCCTTCTGTCGGTGGTGTCACTGTAGAGGTTCCCCAAACTAGGTTATTTTGTTTACCTTTTACGGTGATTTGAATAGCCTCGTTAGCAGGAGCTGAGACGTCATTTAATTCCCAGCCTGACAATGAAAGGATCATGGTTGCCGTACGTTTATTAGGAAGCTCACAATAGAACTGTACCGTTTCACGCTTTTCTGCTGCATTCAGGAATGCAACAAAATTTTCATTTTCTGGATCATCAATAAAGCCTAACGACTTTTCAGGCCCTTCTGGTAAGTCAGAAATAAATTGCTTGTTTTTATCAATTAAAACGGTGACATCAACAAAGCTACCTGATTGACCGGTGGCACCTAGTGACTTACAGTTAATGAGTGGCTTCATTTGCTCGACGGTGTCACCCACTTTACCAAATTTAACAATAGTGCCTGCCGGTAGCATGGCGTATTCTGGCGATGTTTTTTGAACTGCCATAATTTAAGCTCCTAGAATAGGTTTATTTAAATTGTCTGAGTGCGTCTCTGATTTCAGAAACGAGAATTTTGAGTACCGCTTGTTTGTTGTAATCCAAAGCTGGACGAATAAATGGATGGGCGATTTGCTTAATGGTGCCAAATTCCTGCGCTCTCGCTTTCATATAGTGTTTTTTGGTGGGTCCTACGGTAATTAAAACCGCTCCTTTTGTTTTTTTACTGCGTGAAGAGCGTATTTTTATGCTGTCACGCATATGTTCGCTTGCTACTGTTTCATCAAACCCTGCATGTGTTTTCATATCCTCTAAAACAGGCACCATAGCTGATTTTCCTGATTGACGGAGGATCTTAATTTGGACGTCTTTCTCTAATCGCTGTAATACCTCTCCTAATTCCCGTAATCCCTCAACTTTCATGGTGATGTTCATGATGCGTCCTCGGGATAGGTGATAATGAAATCACGATAAATACGATAAATTTTGCGATTTTCTGTTTGTTCGATCATGTCCTGCTGAAAGTTACCCCGCTGAACGGTTTGTATGGGATAATTTCCAATATAACCATGCACAACAGACTCCCATTCGCGACAAAGTTTAGATTCAAGCATCAGCGCTTTGGGATAATCATCAGGTATTTGAATAACGATTTGAAAACGGGCTTGAACAAGTGAGGTGTGGGCTAATCCCGCGTCTATCTTGGGGTCGCTAATTCGTTGATAGATAACCCCCTCTAATTTATCGGATGGGAGTTTTAACGGATAAGCTAACAATCCCGTAATACGTTCCAGATCAGCTTTAATATCAACTTCTATCATGTTGTATATTCGCCTCCGTGGTAATAATGGTTCTATCAGCCTGGTTTCGATCAACAGCGCGTACAGTAAATAGTCGCCCCTGATAGCCCACCAGCCACCCCATATCAACATCAGAACGAGGGCGAATAGTGAAATGATAGGTTTCAATTACCTGATCTTGGTCAGCGGTGCGAATTTTACGATTCGACATCGATTCGGCTTTGGCCCATACCTCAGCCACTTTTTTTGAAACGACTTTTTCACTCCCTAAATCATCACGTTCTGTAACATAGTGAGAAAGGGAGATGCGTTTATTGAGTTCACCTGCCAGCATTATTTAATCCTCATCGGTGAAATACGATAATCACTCAATAAATCATAAAATCCTTGTGGTACTTTCTTTAATTCTCTTGTGTCATACCAAAAGCCGACAGCGAGCATTAATGCCAGTTTAATGATGGGAGTAATAATCAATCCCTCTTTATCTTCATCAGGAATATCAGTTTCATACAGATTACGATTTAAATAATTACTGGCTTTTTCCTTTGCTGCAGTCAAATACCCAAGTAATAGAGGATCTTCATCATCGATATCGATACGACACTGAAGGCGCAACTCTTCAATTGTAGGTAATTGCATGTATCCTCCTTAATCCTGCGACCTATCCCGATCGCAGGCACAAAAAAACCGCAATTAAGCGGTATACATGAAACTGAGATATATAAACTCAGATTATTTAGTGGCTCCAGCTTTCAGTAACTTCACAGCATTACTGTCAACCAACATAGAGCCAACACGTTTTGTTGTATAAAAATGCACAAACGGTTTGTTGGTGTATGGGTCACGTAACATACGAACCCCAATACGATCAAGGATAGTGTAACAGCGGTTGAAGTTACCAAAAGCAATCGGCACAGCATCAGCAGAGACATCAGAAAATTGCTCATTTTCTGCAATGCCATACCCTAATAATGCAGAAGGTTGCCCTAATTGCAGACCGGGTTGCCACAAATAATTACCTTGAGCATCTTTCAGTGTGCGAACTTGGAATAATGTATTGTTATTCATCATAAATTTAGCACCTGTACGATAAACCTTTCGCATGGTGTAAATCAATTTCATGATTTCATCCGCCGTGATTTCTGTCGGTTTTTTCAATAACAAATGCTGTAACTTACCCCATTCACGCTCTTTGTCGCCTTTATCGTCACTGCCGTATGCCAACAGACCTTTAGGCTTTTTAATACCGTCACCGTGGGTAAATACCGCTTCTTCCTGCTCAGCAAATTCTGTGGCTAACTCACTGGTGATGAATTGCTCAACATTAAAAAAGGCATCATCAAGCATGGTTTGAGTGGCGGCAGGGTTACCGTAGATTTCCCCCCAGAACGGTTCAATAGACGCGAGTTTTGATGTGTTAGTTTCAGGACGTTTGTCCACTTCACCCACCCATCCACTATTTGTGCCCCCTTGATTAATCAGGCGTTTAAACTTCTCTGTGCCAACCGTAATCACATTACACTCTTGGCGCATAACCACTTCATCACGCAATGCCGTAATGATATTACGATCCAGTTCTTCGGGTACCGCATAACCGCCGTCAGGATCTGAACCGACCTGCATTGCTTTACGCTCTAATTCCGCAAGCCCATCATCGGTGCCTTTACGCACAAATAATTCAAACGCGGTTTTATGCTCAGAGACATCTTTATTCATCACGTTACCATCTGGACGTTTTACCGAAGCGAGTTCAGCTTCTAAATTGCTTTTTAATTCATCCAGCTCTGATAATTTGCCATTTAAGGTATCAACCGTTTCTGATAACTTACTTTTTTCAGCTTCAATCGCATCGATACGTTTATCATTCGATTTTTTAAATTCGTCAAACTGACCTTTTAATTCCTGCGCAACTTCACTGACGTCTTTATGATCAATAGCCATAATTTTTCCTTTATTATTTAAAAATAGATTTCAATGTTTCTAATGCTTCTTGCTCAACATCACGCAGAGAAAGTGCATCATAGCCTTTGGCCATAAAAGCCTTGGCTTGTGTTCGCGAAAGCCCAACATCGCGCAGGACTCGCTCAATACTTTTTTGTGTGGGTAATTCACCACGAGCAAATGCCGACTTCACATCACTGACTCGCGCTTCATCATTGGAAGGAAATGTCACTAAGCTGACTTCCCATAGGTCGATTTCTTTCAGTAGAAAAGCATCTTTACTGCGGTCATATTCATAATCTTTAAGAATGTAACCAATAGAAAGGCCGGAGAGTGATCCGGCCTTCATATGAGCATGTGCACGTTTAGATAAAGGGTCGTCATCAATTAACAGGCGACCTTTTACATAGAGTCCGGTGCTGTCTTCTCTCATTTCGGTATAAATACCAATAGGCTCAGCCATTTGGTGTTGCCAAAGTAAGGCAGGTAACGCACCTTTTTCTTTCCACTGACTCAGGGAATTAAGAAAAGCCCCCGGCATCACAATATCGGCATAACTGTCTTTTACCCCGAAAACGGAGCCGTAGCCTTCAAACTCGCCAGAGTCACTAACAGACTTAATTTTCAATGGCACATCAAGCCGTTGTTTGGTCGTCATTGGCATGCGCTTTCTCCTCTTGTTTTTGGGTTTCTGGTTTAGTGGTCATGTTCATCGGTGTGAGATAAATGTCACCACCCTCACGAGGATTTAACTCTTCGAGTTCACGACACTCATTGGGCGAATAAATCCCCCAGTTAATGCCTGTTGAGTAGGCTTCAAATCGCGATTTCATGTCACCACGTAATAAAGCACCAGTATTAAATTTGGCATAAAAAGTGCCTTGTTTACTGGCTTTTACTAGTCCTGCATTAATGCGTTGCTCTATACGAATAAGGTAGGGAACAAGTGAGTAATTAATAAAACCAATACCCAAGTTTTCAATGTTATTGAATGTGGCACGATCGGTGTTTTGCACCATATGGAGAGGAACACGAAAAATACGGCAAATTTCCTCTAACTGAAACTTGCGTGTTTCAAGAAATTGCGCATCTTCAGCCGATAAACTAATTTGTTGCCACTTCAACCCCATTTCTAAAATCATCGGTTTGTGTGCATTGGCTAACCCTTGGTGCCGTTCACCGAAGTCAGATTTCAGTCTTTCGTAAGCATCATCTTTTAGATATTGATCCGTTTGTAATACACCACTTGTCACCGCACCGTTTCCAAATAAACGCGAACCATGCTCTTCAGTGGCTAATCCTAAACCAATGGCTTGACGTGCATAGGCGATCGGACTTAATCCCACTAGACCATCAAGAGTAAAAATCCGCACATGCCAGATTTCTTGCTGTGTCAGTGTTTCACTTTTACCATTTGGAAATGTCACCTGATACTCTGGCTCCCATTGGCTATTTAATTTTGGCGTGACACAACTAGGATCGAGAGGCAGTAATTCAACCACTTCGCCTAAGGCGTACACCTTATAAGCATAAAAATTTCCCCTTAAACACAAACAGGCAATTAATAACTCCCAAAGCTCTTGAGGTGTCATGTAATTATTGGGCTTAACCGCCAGTAATTTGTGTAACCGTTCTTTGGTGGCGCGTTTATTTCCTCTTTCTAATTGTTCATATAATGAGCATGGCAACATTCCTACCGATTCTGCAAGAACACGAATACAACTAAATACAGAAGTCAGTTGCATAGCGAGTTGTGTACTCACTCTTCGACCAGAATAAGTGTCATAAGACAATCCAATTAACTCACTCAGTTCTGATGAGGTCATCTCTTTCTGAGATTTCTGAAATAACCCAGGGAAAAACATTATTCCTCCTTGTTATTTCTAGGTTGTCCAATCGCTCTTGAAACAAGGTATGACCATAAAAGGCACAATAAACCCGCACAAATATACCCTATCGGTGGATAGATTAACCAAGCGCCCCATGACAACAAAAAGGCACCCGCAATCCCAACCAATAAGGCTGTTATTGTTAAAAATTTCATTAAATTTCCTTAGAGAGAGCGTAAGCCTCGAGAAGCGAGGACATCAGAGAGGTTTTGTTCCTGATCTCCACCATTTACCAATAATCGACTCATACCCGTAAATAGTGCAACAGGGCCGTCAATTTTTGCCTCGGGTGTAGATTTATTAGGGAAAATATTGTCGTTTTTGTCTGGTTTAACCGTGACGTTCGACATCATCCAGTTCATAACAGGGTGTTGGCTATGATGAAACTTACCTGCATAAACCAGAGCTTCAATCTCTTTCATGGATTCAGAAAAATTACGCACCGTTTGAGCGACTTCTACAAGGGGTAACCCTTCTTCTGCCAGTGCTAAACTAAACTGAGTGGCACTCCACGGATCAAAGCCCAGCTCTTTTAAGTTTTCACCATCCACCCACGCGATGATTTCTTCTTTAATTTGAGCATGATCGACGACTTCGCCATCAGTTAATTCGAGACACCCCATATCTGCCCATTTTCGGTAAAGTTCAGCCATTTGGCGAGAACAGCGTTCTAATCTCTCCTCAGGTAACCAGAATTTAAAATCAGCATGAACATGCCCATTGGTAGGCTGTTGCCACACTTTTACCGCGGCACAAATATCAATCTTATTAGCAAGGTCAACGCCCACCCATAATGGATAGGTTTTTAATTCATGTTGAGGTGCGAGTTCTGGTGCATCATCCCACTTCATCATGTCCATCCATGAAGATTCGGCTGTGACCCAAATATTCATGTGTTTTGTGAAGAAGTTAATTCGTGCGGAAACCTGCTCTTTGGCTTTCTTTGCTAAACGACGTAAATCATCCCAACGTTTACAAATACCGAGACCCGGATTTGCCTTTTGCCACACCGTTTCATCAAAGGGATCATCGTCTTTATCTAGTGTATAGATAATGCCAAAGAAAGAATCATCATCCACCTGACCACGCAGAACCTTAATCGCATAATCCCGTAGTTCATAACAAATCCCTTCTTTATTAAAACCTGCTGTCGTGATACCAAAAAGAAGAGACTGCAGACGCGCACCAGTAGCGGTTTCTAATACGTCCCACACATCACGAGTTTTGTGCGCATGCAATTCATCAACAATACCGCAGTGAATGTTTAAACCATCAAGATTATTAGCATCACTGGAAAGCGGTTCAAACTTAGAGGCAGTTTCTTCTTGATAAATAGCGAGTTTATTAAATTCAAATAAACGCCCCAATGTCGCTTTGGACTTTTTCAGCATGTTCTTCGCATCTTCAAATACAATACGAGCCTGATCACGCGTTGTAGCTGCTGAGTAAACTTCGGCACCACCTTCACCATCAGCACCGGTCATATACAGCCCAATACCCGATGACAATGTGGATTTTGCATTTTTTCGCGCCACCTCGTTATAAGCTGTTCGATATCGACGAACCATAACAGGACGTCCGCTACCATCGTTACGAAGGACTACTTCACCCGTACTTTCATCAATTAATGGACGAACAAACCCAAAGATATTGATGAGAATAAAAATATGCCAATCCATCAGGTCTATGGGTTTGCCCGCCAATGCACCTTTGACGTGAGGAACAAACTTATAGAAATTCAAAATATGCTGAGCACGAGGTTCACTAAACGTTATTCCTCGTTTCTCACCTTCCTTTAAATCATCGAGAAACCGCTGACAAGCAAGCCTAACCAATTCACCTGCAACAATTTTCCCTGTCACTACTTTCTCAGCATAACGAATGCCATCAATAACCTTTGCCATCTTTAATCTCTCGCTTTTAAAAATGCTGTAAATGGATCCTCTTCTGCTGGAGTCTTCATGGTGACTTTTGTTCGAGAAGCGGGAGTCATACCAAATTCACTTAACATGGCGCGAATACGTTTCCATGCGTCTGCCTTCATTGCAGCAGATGGATGCGCCTTTATCATCAATCCACTTTCTGTATTGTTTTTGTAGGTATAGCCTTCTTCATCGAGAACATCACAATGATGTCGATATTCAGTGTAAGCTTCGACGAGTAACTCCAATGCCTTGGCATCCATCTGACTCATGACACCCATTGCATCAAGTTCTTCAGCAATACGCTTAAACCAATACTTACCTTGCTTAGTAAAATGTTTCGGAGTTGGGGGTACCCCTTTTGGCGGTTTTGGCTCTTTTTTATTAATCGGTCGTTTTGATGGGTTCCCCCTCACCAATTGCAGATGTGACGGGGTTTTAGGCGGTCCAGCCATAATAGAAATCTCCTATCAATAATCGCTTTGGGTTCCCCAAAAAAAGTTTTCTAACCTGCGGTGATGTGAAAAGAGGTAAGGGGGCGGTCCTATAAGGCGAGAGTGGTAGGGATTTGACCCGCCCCTCCCCCATGAGGAATGGTACTGTTATCCGTGACCAATATTACCTTTCATCTGCTGTTCGGCACCGATATAGCCCACAGCAAGCAATGCTTCACCATCAGGATATTCCGCAAGCAAATTGTTTATTTCAGCAATACAATGTTTAACTTTAGCTCTGCTTTGTTCGGGTAGTTCAGCAACTATTCCTTTAAACATAAGTAAGGTTTGTTCATCTTGCGTCATAGCGTTCTCTCCTTTGCAGTCTTGGTTCTGTGACAAGGCCAGCATAGGCTTTGCAAGTTATCTTCTGCATCGGTACCCCCATGTGCCTTAGCAATGATATGGTCAACTGTTTTTGCTTCAGTGGCACGTCCTGACCTCAGGCATTCTTGGCACAAATACTTATCACGCTTGAGTATACGCACTCGCAGTTTATCCCACTTGGCACCATAACCACGTTGATGACGAGACTTACCGCGCTGGTGGGCTTCCCACCCTAGGTTTTGATGATCTGCACAGTAGCCGTTACGTTCTGTTGTTGTCTTGGCGCATCCCTGTTTACGACATGCGCGAGGTATGCGAGGTGGCATGTAATTTCCTGTAATCTAAAGGGCAATTAAAGAGGGGATTCTCACCTTTACTTCTGACTGCACCACGTTTGGTTATTTAGATCACTCACAGCTTGTGCCCACGCTTGATGCCGAGTTTCCATTGCTCTTTTTAACTCAGTGATAGCAATATCTTGTTCGTTGGCTTTCATGCGTAAATCTGCCAGCAGAGCATTGATATCCTGCTCTACTTCACCAATAGCAAGCACACCACTAAATACCGCATCACCTGACGCACAGCACTTAAGTTTTGCGCCATCAATAACAGCATCTTTTATAAAGTAATTACCCGAACCCGCAATAAAGAAATCGTTGCTTTGCTCTGGTTTAATGCTGACCTTCACACCTACATCTTGCATTAGTTGTTTAATGCGAGTGAGTTGTTCTTCTAGCTTATCTAGCTCACTTGTATCTACTGAGATTTTTAATTGGATAGTGTTATCTGACATCGTTTAATCCCTCAATAACAATAGGTTCACCACCTGCTATCTTGGCCCACTTATTCTGCTCTGGGAGTAATTCTTTAAGTTGGTTATCAATAGATTTAATTGTTTCGATTGCTACAGGAATGTTGTCATAATTAAACAATCTATATTCATTAGTTAGCCGACTATAGGTAAAGCAAGTTTCATTTATAGCGCCTGCAATACCTTTAAGTTCAGACTGCCTACTCCGAATCAAAGAATGTATCTTTTTGGATAGGTATACATCACGACCTATCGCCTCATAGTTAATCTGGTTATCTGACATGATCCTCTCCAATAAAAAAGCCACCAGCGATTAACTGATGGCTACCTAAATAAACTCTATTAACGCCACTCAATGAGTGAGGTTTGTATAAATAAATGATTTTATTTGATGAAGCGTATCTCCGATGGATTAACTTCTACTACTCGCCCGTTATCTAACTCAACGATAGCCTGTTCAGCAACATATGGTTCATTGGCATTATCTAACATCTTTATAGGCGCATACTTAATAAAGTTACCTTCAGGTTTATCATGTAGACTCATAACCGTACAGCGTCTTTTTTCTTCTGACATTACAAGAATCTCCAAAATTTTATTGCTAGTTCCTATAGTATTAGCAAAAATATTAAACTATAAGTTTTATATCTATGAAGCTCATCATAAAAAAGAAAAGACAATGATATTTTTTATTGCCAGTTACTTAATCGGTTTACCCATCTTGATAGCCCATTCATCATATTCCGTGAATTGGTGAACAAAGCAAGCTAAATCCAATAACCAATCAGGATCGTAATCTCGCGTTATTTGCTCTTTAGTGAGTCGTTTGAATATTGCCATTAATGTACACACTCCTGCCTTACATAATCCTGCAACCCTTTAATTATTTGCTCTGACTGTGAAATTCGCTCTCGGAGTAACCAATAATTTCGGATAGCGGTGTCAGTAGGTCGGGCGGTGGTTGCATCATCCATGCTGGTGGGGGGATTACTGGTGCTCTTTGGACACTCGGCTTTGATGTACACCCGCTTAGGATTACGCTCACTAATATCACGCAAGCGACTAATTTCATTCTTTGCATTAACAAGCTCCTGAGTATGCCTTGTATCAAGTTGATTTAGTCGCTCTATACGTACTTGATAATCAGTATTGATAGCCTTTTGCTCTTCGAGTGTGGCTGTAAGTTCTTTGTTCTTTTCTGTCAGTATGTTAATTCTTTTAGTTTGTGCATTAATCAGCGCACAACCACCAGCAACAATCCCCACCATCACAACTACAATGTAAAATTTCCAATACTTCATAATTAGTACCTATGATGTGAGAGAGCAATCTGACAGCGCTTGTCTAAACTGGCTTTATCGTTACTACATGAATTATCAATTGAGAGATAAATGCCACTAGCGACCGAGATGAGTAATGTAAGAATAAAACCGACGATGATGATTAAAGACTTCCATTGCATAACGCTGACTCCGCCTCTCTACGACTGACCAACCCTCGCCATACTTTTCCACCTGCATAAACCCAGCGTTTCATTTCTTCACAAGCACCATACTGATCACCTGCATTTAATTTCTTTAGCAATGTAGAACGTGCAAAAGCTGTGGTACCGACATTAAAGGCAAAGGAATATAGAGAAGCTTTTGTTTTATCATCGACCGGCACTTTAACCAGGATATCGACTTGCTGTTGCGTTCTGATAAAGTCTTTCTGCAGTAACTCGTCACACTCTTGTTGTGTGTATGTCTTACCTTGAATGATGTCGTTTCCAGTATGGCCATAACAAACCGTCAGAATTCCAGCAACATCGCGGTAAGGTTCATAACGCACCCCCTCAAAATAACCAATCACTGTTAGTGCAATACTTACCGCACCAGCACTCGCAACAGCTGTCACTTTTTGTTTTAGGTTCATTAGATGTCCTTTTTAGCTTTAGTCAGCATCTCACCGACTATTTTTTCGATTTCTCGCGGATCACTAGAACAATTTCGATGAACCAATTCAGCAAATAATGCTGTTCGTTTTCGCTGTTCTCGCCGTGTCATCAGATAAGTTGCTAATCCAAGAAGCATGCTAAATCCCATCCCTATTACAAATCCCCATTCATACAGTGAGAGGCTTGCAAAAAAGGCAGTTAAGCCAGCCGTTCCGTAGGTAGCATTGGTTAATTTGTCCATGCGCATATACACCCCCTACGGAGTGCCTAAGTTTAGTTAAAGGTGTGCCGATTCACAGCTCTTGTGTGAACGTGAGGTGTTGTGATTGATACTGTGGTCTGCGTATTAGGAAAGGATAATTCTTACGAAATTGACTCCACCTAGCTCATTCAGCCATTCATAGAGAAATAGCCTCTTGCACGCTCGATGCTGATAGACATTATTATCGTATTTTCTAAATAATTTAGTTCCCCTCAAAAGAGAGAGAAAATAGATAATGTTTTGACCATGAAGAACAACATCAATATAACCATTTCCATGTTTAACGCATTCACCAGACTCAGCCATTTGAAATATTTTTTTGGCCGAATTATATGTACTAGCTTTTTTCTCAGCTCTTTCAATAATCGATCTTCTCTGCTCTTCGGCTATATACCGATCATTGATTACTTTTAAATTATTAATCGTCATATCAGCCTCTAAACGAAACAATGTGAACCATCCGGAATAACCGGATAGTTGAACCTGTAAGAATTACTTACAAGTTAGCGCTTTTATTTCTTGTTCGGTTTGTTCAAATCGCTCTTTCTCAAGTTCAACCCCAAGAACTCGACGATTTAACTTTAATGCGGACTTTAGTGTTGCACCCGACCCCATAAAAAAATCAGCAACTAGATCCCCTTCGCGACTACTTGAGCGAATAATGTGTTCCATCATGGCCGATGGTTTCTCACAAGGATGTTTACCGGGATAATACTGAACAGGTGGATAATCCCACACATCGGTGTAAGGCACATCTGCAGTTACAAAGAATGGTCGCCTTAATAACCCATATTCTTTTATTAATTCTTGGTAGTCTTTTTGTAATGTAACCTGCTCACGCTCTAACTCGGTAAACTGGCGGGATAACGGTGATAGTTTTTCGTGTTTATCAGCAATGTGTGTAAACAGTGTTTGTAACTTTTTATAGTCTTCCTCGCTAGGTAATTGCCACTGACTATTGCTGAACCAATGACTGCACATTTGCTTACCTGTTGCTTGGTCTATTTCTTTTGCACTCACCTGCAGTGATAAACGAGCATTTCTAAAATAATCAATCAATGGCTTGAATACATTTTGTTTTAGCTCTTTACATTTTAACGAAAACTCAGAACCTTTAGCTGTGACTGGTTTTTGATAATGTTCAGCAAAAAGTATTCGTTCTGTTGAAGGAAAAAAGGTGCGCAGGCTTTCCTTATTTTGTTTTTTCCATGGCCCAGATGGTTTAGCCCAGATAATATGACTTAATACATTAAATCGCCCGCGAACAAGCAATTCAGTATCTGACGCCAATTTAGAACCACAGAATAAATACAAACTGCCATTGGATTTTAATACCCGCCAGAATTCAGCTAATACCTCATCAAGCCAAGACAGATACGACTCAACATTATCCCACTGATTATCCCATGCGCACGACTTCACTCTGAAATACGGTGGATCCGTGGCGATTAAATCAATACTGTTATCAGGTAGTGTTTTTAATACAGATAGTGCGTCGTCATTAAATAGTTGCATCAGAAGTCCTTTTCTACGCAATAAAAAAGCCGATGACGGTTAAGCCACCAGCTTTTCTTTTTTATTATTAAATATTTTTTTGGAAAAAACCGTTCCCCAATTCCCGCAATAACCCAGCCATTACAAATTGAGTTATCAAAAACCCGCATTTTGGCACAGAAAACCCTGTTTCCCAAAACATGAACTGAGCTGTAATTAACTTATCTTCAGGAATTTTATCAAAAAACACTCTTGCTTCATCTGTCATATCACACTGTTTTAACATGATATTTTATACTTTTGGTTAGTTATTGTGCATAACTACACATGTAACTCTGACCAAAGAGAACAGCAAGTCTTATCTACTAATTGCCAATAAAAAACCCCGCAAAGGCGAGGTTATAAACAATTTTGGCAATATACCAAATTAGACTTAAATATCGCCTATTTTGTTGACTTTTGCAAGTTGTCGTTATTATTTTTATTGATCAACTCGATTCTAACTCGCCTCATTGAAAGTAATGCCAATTTATCTAATTCATAACACACATAAAGTAGATAATCCCAATATACTTGATAGTTTTTACTCCAATTATCACGCTTAACACCCACCAAGCGAGCCAGCTCTGTTTGTGAATAATTACGCCTAGTGTAAGCCTGAACCGATAACCAGACTAATGATCTTAGTCGTTCTTTAACTTTTTTAGTTATCTTTTTACCTTTATGCTGTTTTTCAAATTCAGACCACACATGAACACTGATATTAACTTGATGCTCAAATTTCAAACTATATCCATAACAATACATTATCCATGAGTGTTGCTCTTCACTTAATGCATTGATAGCCCTACGCCATGAGCATAATAAAAAATCCACAGGCTCTATCATCGGCTTTGGTGTTCGACGACAGCGAGTTTCTAATACATAGATTGGATCGGTATCACGACAAACAAAACAACCATTTAATTTTAAATCTCGTATTCTAACTCTTGGTGTTGCTCTCGTGTCTGTTAACCCAAAATCTTCAAATGCTTCTAACTGACCTTTTGTTGAAGCCCTTAAGTTTGATGTAGCTATCGATGCCATATCACTTAAATATTTCAAGTCATGCGCATAAATTGGCATATTTCCTCCACTCGTGCCGTACACACGTTAAATAAATGCACCGATACCTAAAGAACGGTTTAAAAAATGAAATAACAATTCGAGTTGATTGCCGTGAGTCGCTTCCCATTGTTTTGGGTCTCGATGTAACTCATCATGGTGAATGCGGCATAATGGAATAGTGAATAGGTCATGAGCTTTAGTACCCATGCCTCCCATACCATGACCGATGATGTGATGCGGATCATCAGCCTGTTGCCCACACACGCAACACGGTTGAGTTTTTACCCATTGCAACCATTGGGTATTTTCCCAACGTTGCATTTTAGGTTTCAGCAGAAATGAGGCTGGTGGCTCCGGATCGACAGCAACTTTAATAACCGGTTTTATCGCCTCTAAACGCCCGCTCATTGCAGATAATGCTGATATTTCATTTGGAACAATGTCAGCCTCAGGAAATCCGCCGTGCACTCTGCGTTCTTTGGGTTTATCAGGCCAGTCCAACACTCTCCGCAATATGGCATCAGGTAATTCATCGATAACGTTATGCATAACAGCAAAGGTGAAAAAATCAGGTATCGTTAGCTGGTGACCATCATCTAATCTCAAACGAAAACGAATAGTATCTAACATCCAATCAATACGATTTTTATGAGCCAACTCAGCAACCCACCCTGCTGATGAGTTTCGAATATGATTATCGTGATACCAACAAGTGCGGATCACACCCGCTTCATGAAATGTGGTCACCAATTCATGATGATGATAGTTATCTGCATCGTTATTAATCTGACAACAATGAATATGATGAGCGACCCACGTATCCATCGGCGAAACTTTATTTATGGTGTGGATCACCTTTTTGCTATTGAGAAATTGAACAATGTGCTTATTATTTAAAATCGGCTGTTCATCACCGGTTAATGCGCCTGAGGGCAACACATCTAAACTCTGTGGTACATCACTGATGATCACACGCTGATGGTTTCTAAATTGCTCAAGCAACTCAGCTCCAGGTTTCAATAACACAACCCCCAATTCTTTTTGAATATACGGCGTTAACAGTAACTTCATGCGCTCACCTGTTTATTTAACATCACCATACGGATCAACTCATCCGTTTTACTCTCAAAGAAATGCGGTTGGGTTTCACGAGGATTATTAGGGCTCGTCATATTCTTCCCAAACTGACAACCTCGCGCAGTCACTGACCAGAACTCTTTTACTTTGCTGGCAGTTTTCGTACTTGGACGTGATAAACGCTCAACAATTCCGAGTTCGGCTAAACGTTTAAATGCCTGAGGTGCTGAAATGGGTAAATTGTGTTTTTTAATCAGTGTTGATAAAGCCACAGTAGGACGACTGGAGCCATCCATAGATCCACTTGGTGCATCAATCGCATACACAGGTGCTAATTCAGGTAATCCCGCCATGACCTGTAATTTTTGATAAGCGCCTAATTTTGATGAATTCGAGAAGTTTAGACTTTTAGACATCGACTCCAGTAGTATCACACCCGCTTGAACCTTATCACTGAGTTTCTCCTGGTGCTGTTGTGACACTAAAGCATCAAAGGTGCGGATCACTTTTAAATGAAAAGACGCGCTGATCCACATTGCATAGGCATACACTAATTCTTTGCAAACATACGTCCCTTGGTTATATCCACCAGCGACAGTGGCAATAGGCGCTCCTGTGATCTCAGGAGCGGTCGAAATTTCATCAATTAACTCTTTCGTTTGAGCCAATGAACTCCAGTTCGATGGTTGGTGTCGTTTTTCGCCACCTGACACTCGATGTAAATCATTTAAACAATAGCGACCGGCTACATCTCTACGAACCTGAAAACCATCAATAACAATTAATCCATTCATGCTATTTCTCTCCACGTTTTATTCGTGACCGTACATCACGCTGTTACTATGCTGACGAATGGTTATTTCAAGCTTCCCGCCTTTAATAACGTCCATCCATTCAACATCCATTTTTTTAATTTGTTTATCATCCACCCATACACCGGCATGAGTAAGCGCATCAAAAGGTGCTTTTAAGAAATTATCGATATCTCTGGCTTGTTTAGTCGGCGGATATAATTTCACTAAAACAAACACATTACTTTCAATAACCTTAGGTCTACGCTTTAATTGTTCATAGACTGCTGCAATCGCATTTGCTCTAAAGATTCGCCCTTTTTCACTGATCAGCGTTCTCCCCTTAATATTTCGCCAATACGAGTTAACGCTAGGTGGAAATGGCAATGTGAGCATAAGTTCAGGCATAAGTCCCCCACAATCCAATTAGCAATGTCACTACAAACCAAAACCCAACGAACAGAATATATTTAGTTAGCATTAGTGATTACCTCTTACTGTTCTGACTAATGAGTCATAAGGCTCTGTTGGCAATTTACCCATGAGATCAAAATTAGAGGTGGCATGTTTTACCCATTTGATTGTGGGTAATGCGCGCTTTTTGGCCTTTTGTGTTTTCAGTTTTTGCAAGTAGGCCGATTCACCTAGTTTGCGCTCTTCAATTATCGCTTGGTAAATGTGCTCCGCCTCATTGGTCACAATGTAACGTACAGGGCGATCTTCATTGCCTACTCGTACTAATGCACCTAATCCATTCAGGTATGACAATGCTCTCGATGAGCTAGATAGAGCTATGCCTAAATCACGACTCACAATATGGCGATCAATCTTGTCACCCTCTTTATATTGGTTCAGTATTTGCTCTGTCGTTTTCATGCAACACCTCTCGACGCCAGCCACTTCATTTGCTCAATAAATGCTTTGCCAATTTGCTCTAATTCATCACGATGAATGTAATCGAATTTTTTACCCGTCCATGTTTTATCGAAAACAACTATTGCTCCAGCAAATAATGCGCCCGTTGGTTTCTGTTTTTCATCTGCGGGAACAAACCACTCAGGAACGTCAAAACCAATACGTCCACGGATAAAACAAACGTGATCAGCTTCTTCTGGCCACCATGTTTCTGATGTAGCTGCTTTTAATAAAAAAACATACCGACCGTATTGTTCACGCATAGCTAATGCATGGCTCATGATGTGACCAACACCTGTTAAAGGCTGGCCTTCGTGATATGAACTACGCGAGTAAGGAGGATTGCCAAATGCTGAACCACCGATCTCTTTCAGTTTTTCAGCCCAGTCTTGAGTGAGTGCGTTGTCCTCAACGGTATAGAAATGCGGGCATTTACTGTTTTGACCATCTGTGAATAAATCTAAAGTAAACGGTCCATATTTAGAGTTAATACCGTAGTAAAGGTTATCTGGTGATTGCCATTGGTCACCAATTTCTTTTAATTTATGAGCAGGTTGGTTTTTTAACTCCTGTAATTTCAGTGCGTAATCAATCATTACTGAGCCTCCAGTGCAACTTGTTCTGTCGCCTGTTTCCAGATACCACGGAATGAAGCTAAACCAGCAACTTCACTCATACGACCAAGACCATTTTTCTTTGCTTGCTCGACTGCTAATGCTTGAATACGATTTTCAGGTTTCCAGCCTGAGGTGAACATTTTTCTAAAAGTTTCATCGCGTTCAACCGTGTTAATTTCCACTGAAACTTCTCCAGGCTTTAACCAACGACCATTCACACATTCAGGGCGCCCTGCATCACGCCATTTGATCGCTTTATCTTGGTATTCAATACAGTTTTCAGGAACAAATAATGTTTTAGGGCGTAAGTAATCACGCATCTTGGGATCTTTTTGCCATTTAGCTGTCAGGTAATCCGTAATTAATATCAAGTCTTCAGAGGTAAATCCTTCTGCTAATCGCGCCTTGATATGCCCGGTTGTTGTTTTTCCTTCACGATATTTGGAATTTGTCACCTTGTTGAAATAATCCAAAATTAATTTTTCAGGAGCGTTGTCAGGTTCAGTAGGAACCTGACAAGAAGAGTTAGTCTCTGTTGTACTCTCTGAAGTAATCTCTGTTGTATTCTCTGTAAGATCAGGCCATTTTGACCCGTTCAGAACAGCGCATTTTGAACTGTTTGACGGTTTCAATTTGCGCTTATCGATAAGGTCATTTTGAACTGCTCGATTAGATGTATTATCACTGTTCGATTGGGTCATATTGACCCCATCAGTTAGCAGATGGTGATCGTAGTTAATCGCATAATAATTAGTACGGTCATGGTTCGATTTATTGATTTGCTCAATGCGTAAAACACCCTGCTTTTTCAAATTAGTAAAAGCACGTTTAATCGTTGATTCAGAGAAAAAAGGAAATTGATTCTTCCACTCTTCAACTGTGTTATAAATCCAGCGTGAACCGTCATATTCAACACCTGAAGTAGTTTCAGTTAGCCAATATTGAATTTGCTGTAACAGCATCGCCTCATTTAAACCAAGACGTACCGCTAATTCAGGAATAACGACTAAAGGGCGACTTTTTAGTAATAATAAACTCATCTTGCCACCTCATTACTTAATACGTGTGTACTTCTCTTTAAAACGCTGTACAGGTTCACACTGGGGGTCGTCACAACCATCAAGCATAAAAATGACACGCTGTTTTTCTCTGTCATAACGAACAACATGAACAACGATACCTCGGTGATTTTTATAGCAGCGATCAAGTTGGTTTGGGTTCTCATTGCTCATTGCCTCGTCCTCAGCCCATTCTTTGAATTAAAATCATCTACCAGCCAACGTATAAATTGGTAGTTGGTTTCTTGGTAGCCATTTGGTACTTTAATTTCATAGACAAAACGGCCATCACGTATTGAAGCTCGCACTTGCGTGCGACATGCTAAGTTTGATAATCTACTCATGCTAATTTCTCTTCACACAATTGAAATTTGCAACCGAAGCCAGCGACCGTACATCGTTGGCTTCACCCTTTCTGGATATAGCCATCTTTAATTTCTCTTTTGATGTAACGAAACAAATGCATTCATAAATGTGCGGATCTGCGAAATTAATCCATCTAACATCATTTTTATTTTCTGCTCTTCTTCGTTATCAATAACGCCGTCAGCTAAGCTGTCCTTCATCAATAACGCTAAACGCCCCTGCATTTCGTCAACATTGCTACGTAATGTGAATAGTTCTGTCTGATCTAAATCTGCAGGGCTAATTCTGTCCACGAGTAAGCGGTTTGATTCACGAGCGACAAATTCAGCAAATAAAACGGTCTGAGAAATATCTTGCATCGCTAATAGCTCGTTTAAATCAAACGAACGACAGCCGTTTTTCTCGTACAATTTGTTATTGAATGAAGTCAGAGATAAACCCAACGCCCCAGCCATCGCTTCACGCCCACCAGCTGTTGCCTCACACATTTCTTTCACTACTTGTTTTATTGATTGGTTACTCATAAATACCTCTCTTTATTAAAACCACAGCCATTGGCAAAAAGTCTTGCGTGGCATCACGTAATACTTCCCTGGGTTGTTCCGGTAAAACCGTTTGGCTTTTAGCTCATGAAGCTTCATCCAGCGCTTACGTTTTGCTAATATTCGTGGGCTAATACACTCGCTAAACATTATCCCTAGTGGGATCATCACTAAGGACGCAAATAACATACCGATAAGGGATGACTTAACATGCTCGATATCTTCTTGGGTCACTTGGTCTCGTTTCTCAAAACCAGCCTCAGTCTTATTACTTTCTTTTGGGCTATTTTTTCCTTTTTCTTGGGAACTTGGCTTGGTCATTCCCTCGCTCGCAGAAGAGACAAAAGAAAGGAATTCAATGCCATTGCAGATCCGTTGTTCTTGCTTCTTGATAAATTCCTCGACGATTGTAAAGACGGGAAAAGAGACATGCCTCGCATCACTCGTGATGACTTCAGAGCCTTGCGCCCTCACTTGACCACAAGACAATGCAACAACTATAACCATGCCGTAGACAGCTTTTTTGATACTCTTAAAAGCAATGAGCTTTATGAGAACGATTGGATTTATCCTGTTATTAGGAACCCTGCAGAGATGATCCCCAATATCAATAACCTTATGGTTTTTATTAAACGACGTTAATTTTATTGAGTGATTCATTTCCTACCACCATTGATAAGTTCTTGTAGTTAACTGCTTTAAACGGTTTTGTTATTCTTTTGGCAAGCCATCGGTTTTATTTGGATAAAGATCAGGGCGCAGTTGATGTGGAGATACGACCCAACCACCTAACTCACATAATTGGATCACTCGTTCTGCAGGCACTTTATTATTTTTAATCCAGTTGAAAACTGACTGAGGGGAGTTAAAGCCGAACATTCGAGATACTGCAGACGGCACCCCAATTGTTCTGATTGCTTTTTCTGTATAATTTTCTTGATGCATAGATGCCTCTCCTTAAGTAATACATTAATACTACTTAAAGTAGACAAATAAAACAACTTAAAATAGAAATGACAACAATAGAATTGGCAGATAGAATTCTACTTATGGTAGAAGATAATAAATATAGTAGTTTCGCTAAACGACTAACCCAGCGAATGAAAGAAGCTAATATAGATATTCGGCAGCTGTCCGAACAGGTTGGCGTGTCTTATGAAATGGCACGTCGATATACGCTGGGTACAGCAAAGCCTAGAGATGATAAGATGGAATTAGTCGCTAAAACCGTTTTTTCAACCCCCGCATATCTTGATTATGGTGTCGGTTTACAAACAGATCCTCAAAATGAATTTAATAAAGATACCGCGATAGTCAGGCAAATTGAGGTATTTGCATCAGCTGGTAATGGCTATATCAATAATCCATTTCCAGAGGTCGTCAGGTCAATAGAAATACCACAAGAACGTGTTTATGAATTATTTGGTCGTAGGACTTTAGATGGTGTAATGATTATCAATGTTGATGGTGATAGCATGACCCCTACCCTAAACCCTAAAGATTTACTTTTTATAGATACTAAAATAAACCAGTTCAATGGTGATGGAATTTATATTTTCAATTTCGAAGACTCTACTTTTATTAAACGATTACAGCGTGTAAAAGGCAGGAAATTAGCTGTTATATCAGATAATGATTTCTACCCACCTTTTTTCATTGATGATCATGAGATGCATGAAGTTTTTTTTCATGGAAAACTCATAAGAAGCCTCCCAATGTCGTTCAAACAGTTTGCCTAAATATTAAAACCAACTAAAAGTTGGTTTTTTTACCCCCTCATTTTCTACTTTTAGTTGTTGACAATATCTACTTTTAGTTGCATTCTATTTCTAAAGCAAGTTTAGACGCGAGGGAAATACTCATGACAACTGAACCAATAATCATAGCGCCAGATGGTTTCACTAATGAAGATATCGTAAAGTGGATGAGGTGCAAGTTGCAGTGCATAGATTACCTCCCTGTTTTACACAGTAAGCGAGAAAGACTAATGAGCGATGTAAAAAAGCTAGATGCCGAAATAGCAGAGTACATCAGTAAAAGCGCTATTCAGATACAAAGTAAATGATTTTTATGTGTGAAGAGAACGTGTGAAGAGAAACAATGGCTGACTGAGTCTTTTACCATTAAAAGGGGTTGTGGTGATAATGTTCTGCTCAGTCAGCCATTTTTATAAAGTTAGTTTTATAACCAAAGAGCGTGGGCGTGAAAAAAAGTAACCTGCAGCCAGCTAGAAATCCGAATCCCAATCGGGCTGATGCAACCACAGGTGGTCCGCTCTTTTTGATTATGACTCTAACAATAAGCAAGGGTACTGGCATTCATCCATGACAGTCCATATCAGGTATCTACTGTAGCTAGTGCCCTTTCTTATTGTGTGAAGTGAATAAACCGTGTGAGGGGAAATGGCGTGTCTCTTTTTAATCAAAAAGCAATGATTGTTTATAACCTAAACAAATCGGTTGATGCAGAGGAGTTAAATAGCTGCATCCAAAATTTAAAATGGGTTGAATGTAAGCCGACTGATATGTCTACTGTTGGCTTTGTTTCACCTGCATTCAATGATGATTTAATCTTTGAGTGTAAAGGACATTTGTTATTAGCAATCAGGAAAGAAGAAAAAATCCTACCTTCTAATGTCATCAAAAAAGAAACTCAACATAAAGTAGAGAAACTTGAAGGGGAGCAAGGAAGAAAGCTAAAGAAAACGGAAAAAGCTACAATTAAAGATGAAGTCATTTACTCTTTGTTACCACGAGCATTTAGCAAATACTCAACTGTTTATATTTGGATAAACACTATCGATCATCAAATAGTTGTATTCACAGGAACTAGTAAAAATGCAGAGAGTAGCCTTGCTTTATTACGTAAAGCCATTGGTTCACTACCTGTAACTCCATTGAAATTTGATTCAATCGAAATGTTATTAACTAATTGGGTAAAAGACAATTCCATCCCCACTCAATTACAATTAAACGGTGAAGCTGAATTAATTGCTATTTTAGAAGAAGGAGGAATTGCTAAATTTAAAAAGCAAGATTTAATTTCAGATGAAATTCTGACTCATATTGAAGCAGGTAAGTTAGTTACAAATTTATATTTAAAGTTTCAAGATAGAATTGATTTCACCATTAATAATGATTTTATTTTTAAAAAAATAAAATTCTCAGAGAAAATAATTGGAACCAACGAAGATATTGATAGAAAAGATGTATCACTGAGATTTCAAAGTGACTTCTATTTAGTGGCAGAAGAACTATCTAAGTTAATTAAGTATTTATCAGATTTATTTAAAAAAACATACTAAATCACCAGTCAGGCATCAGGGAATTTTAATCTCGATTAATTCGAGAGGGATTTTTATTACCTAAATATTGTGTGGAGAGAATAATGTCTTATATTGCAACAGCAACAAATAAACATTTCTATTATCTCGATGTACGGATCGAAGATATAAATATTCAAGATATTGCGACAGGTTTAGCTAATGAATGTCGCTTTAATGGACAGATTGATAATTTCTATTCTGTTGCTCAGCATTCTGTATATGCAAGTTATTTAGTTGCACCTGAATTTGCTTTAGAGGCCCTACTTCATGATGCCAGTGAAGCTTATGTCAAAGACCTACCGTCACCACTTAAAAAGTTATTGCCTGAATATAAATTAATTGAATTGCGTGTGGAAAAGATGATCCGCAAAAAGTTTGGATTACCTGAAAATATGTCTGATGAAGTCCATTTTGCAGATCTAATGATGTTAGCTACAGAAAAGCGTGATTTAGACATTGATGCAGGTAGTAACTGGTTAATGCTTGAAGGTATTCCAGCTAGCGATTTTGCTGTCAACCCGCTAACCCCTCGACAAGCAAAATCCCTATTCTTACGCCGTTTTAATGAGCTTTATAAGGAGGTTGAGAATGGCTAACGGATCAGTAAACAAAGTAATTCTTATCGGCAATTTAGGGCGTGATCCTGAAATTCGCTACCTGCCTTCTGGTGGTGCTATTGCTTATTTAGCTGTGGCCACATCAGAGAAATGGCGTGACAAACAAACGGGTGAAAATCGCGAAAAAACAGAATGGCATCGTGTCGTTCTGTTTGGAAAACTCGCTGATATCGCCAGTGGCTATTTGTGTAAAGGCTCGCAAGTTTATATCGAGGGCCAACTACAAACGCGCGAGTGGGATGATAACGGCGTTAAACGCTACACAACAGAAGTTGTTGTAAGGATTGGAGGCACATTGCAGATGTTAGGCGGTGCTAGTAAATCAGCAGGATCACAACCAGCACAGCAAAACCCGCCACCGGCTCAACCTCAAGCACAGAGTAGTCAGCCACCAATGGATTTTGAGGATGATATTCCCTTCGCACCTATTGGGCTTATGTATCCACGCCATTTAATTAATGTGGTTTAACCTACTTACTCAGTGCAAGGATGCAATTAAGAGGAATGACGATGAAACACCCATCAATTATACAAATTAGCAACGATAGTATTCAAACGCTACTAATGAAAGGGGAGCATACCGCCAGCGAGGTGATTAATTCAGCCATTGAGTCTGGGGAAATAGATGAGAGTGACCGCCAATTTTGGGAAAAATACGACAAGGTAGATATTTGTTATTTTAAAGCAGTTCCCAAGCCTGGTTATTCAGCGTATTACCATGAATCAAGCAAAGATATTAAAGGTGCATTTTTAGCAACGGCTGTCATGGTTTATTGGTAATGATTAAAGAGGAAGAGAATGAAACCAATACTTGATATGTGTTGTGGCTCTCGCATGTTTTATTTTGATAAACAAGACGACCGAGTTTTATTTAATGATATTAGAGCTGAAGAACATATTTTATGTGATGGAAGAATTTTAAATATAACACCAGATATTATTTCTGATTTTAAAAACCTGCCATTACCAGATAATACCTTTTATCAAGTACTATTTGACCCACCTCATTTAATTAGAGTTGGTAAAAATAGTTGGATGTTTAAAAAGTACGGGCGATTAAATAAAGAGTCATGGAAAGACGATTTATCAAAAGGGTTTAGTGAAGCATTTAGAGTGCTTAGGCCTGGAGGAACATTGCTGTTCAAATGGAATGAAACCCAAATACCTGTTAAACAAATTTTAGCACTAACAGACCAAAAACCAACAGCGGTACAGCGTGTAGGTAAGAACGATAAAACGCACTGGATCTCTTTTCTTAAGGAGATCAGTAAATAATTACCACCAGCATTAACGAATATCTATTTAAACTGTGTACGGACAGTGTGGAGAGAAAATATGTCAAGAATGGTAAGTCTTGAGGCGTGGGCTATGTTGGAATTTGGTGAAGAATCCCCCAGCATAACGGTATTACAAAAATACGCAAGAAATAATCTTATCGCACCTCCAGCAATGAAAGTTGGTAGAAAGTGGATGGTCGATAGAGAAGCTCGTTATGTGGGTTATTTATCTTTACCAAAAATTCCGACTAAATCAACGGAGCGACTTCAGAGGATAATTTCAGATGGCTGCCAGACCGCGAACCCATAAAATAACCATTCCTAACTTATACCGTAAATTAGATAAGCGTAATGGAAAAATTTATTGGCAATATAAACACCCTATAACGGGAAAATTTCATAGTTTAGGCACCGACGAGCAAGAAGCGAGAGAAACGGCTATTCAAGCCAATACAATTATTGCTGAACAACATACTCGACAGTTATTAAGTATTAATGAACGGTTATCAAAAATTAAGACAAACAAGTCTGAAATATCTGTTGATATATGGGTGGATAAATATTTGGATATTCAAAAAGAAAGATTAGATATCGGTGAATTAAAAATTAATTCTTATCGACAGAAAATGAAACCTATTAATTTATTTCGTCAGTATTGTGGTACGAAAATATTGAAAGAGATAACTGCTTTAGATATTGCCGAAATAATAGATTCAGTCAAAGCATTAGGACATTCAAGAATGGCTCAGGTCGTTCGCATGGTGCTCATTGATGTATTTAAAGAAGCTCAACATGCTGGCTACGTTCCTCCTGGTTACAATCCAGCTAAAGCAACAAAACAGCCTAGAAATAGGGTTAAAAGAGAGCGTATGACGCTTGATGAGTGGAATACTATTTATCTACAAGCTGAAAAGCATCCCCCTTACCTGCAATGTGGAATGTTGCTTGCGTTAATTACTGGTCAAAGAATAGGTGATATTTGTAATATGAAATTTACGGATATTTGGGATGACATGTTGCATGTGCAGCAGGAAAAAACAGGCAGTAAATTAGCTATCCCATTATCATTAAAATGCGATGCCCTTAATATGTCCTTAAGGGATGTCATTGCAAGGTGTCGTGATGCCGTTGTGAGTAAATATCTTGTACATTATCGGCATACAACATCCCAAGCAAAACGAGGCGAACAAGTCACGCCAAATACATTAACCACAACGTTTAAAAAAGCGCGAGATAAGTGTGGGTTAACTTGGGAGAAAGGTACTGCACCAACCTTTCACGAACAACGCTCTTTGTCTGAGAGACTTTATCGCGAACAAGGAATAAATACACAAAAATTATTAGGCCATAAAACCCAAAAAATGACTGATAAATATCACGACGATAGAGGCAAAGAATGGCAAATTATTGCTGTTTAA